TGCTTGGGATTGGTACACTGGTGGTCCTCGCCAGCGTTTACAGCCGGGTGGTTCTATAGTTTTGGTACAGACTCGTTGGTCTGAGAAGGACATGACGGGTCAGTTATTGAAGGCGATGGCGAAGGACCCTTTAGCGGATCAGTGGGAGGTTGTTGAGTTACCTGCTATTTTTGATGACGAGACTCCTTGTTGGCCTGAGTATTGGAGTTTGGAGGATTTAACTGCGGTCCGCGCATCTATACCTCCGAGCAAGTGGAATGCTCAGTATCAGCAGAATCCTACTGGTGAGGAGAATGCGATCATACCTCGGGAGTGGTGGCGTCGTTGGGAGAAGGAGGTTATTCCTCAGTTAGAGTATGTGATTCAGAGTTACGACACGGCTTTTAGCAAGCGTGAGACTGCGGATTTTTCGGCTATTACCACTTGGGGTGTGTTTTATCCTAACGAGGGCGGGAGCGGACCTAATTTAATTTTGTTAGACAGTAAAAAGGGGCGTTGGGATTTTCCAGAATTGAAAGCTATAGCTTTTGAGGAGTACAAGTTTTGGGATCCTGACACGGTTATCATTGAGGCGAAGGCTAGTGGTTTACCATTGACTCACGAGCTTAGAAATGTGGGTATACCTGTGGTTAACTTTACTCCGAGCAGGGGTAATGATAAGATTAGTCGAGTACACGCTATAAGTCCTATGTTAGAGTCTGGTATGGTTTGGGCCCCTGACAAAGTTTGGGCTGACGAGTTGATTGAAGAGGTTGCGGCGTTTCCGAATGGGGAGCATGACGACTTGGTTGACAGCATGACACAAGCCTTAATGCGCTATCGGCAGGGTAATTTTGTTCAATTGCCAACAGATGATTGGCATGACGACGAAGTTTCTGCTAGGGTGCGGGTATATTATTGACGGAGGGCCTTATGGCTATTGGCGGATTAATGGATACTAACGTTCCAAGTCAGTTGGACGAGGATACTTTACGCGCTGAATTAGAGATTGAGATTCCTGATTCTGGTGCTGACCCGTACTTAATGTCTGCGGACTTTGACCCGGATGCTCCGGAGATTGAGATTACCGAGGACGACGACGGCGGAGTTATTGTTGACTTTGACCCGAGTGACATGCGCGGGGAGTCTGAAGAGTTTTACTCAAACTTGGCGGAAGAGATGCCGGACCGCGAGTTAAGCAGCATTGCTTCTGATTTGCTTGGTGCGTTTGATTCTAACAAGTCTAGTCGTCAGGAGTGGGAAGACACTTACAAGAATGGTTTAGATTTGTTGGGTTTTAACTACGAGGAGCGCACTACACCGTTCCGCGGTGCGAGTGGTGTGACTCATCCTTTGTTGGCCGAGGCTGCTACGCAATTTCAGGCGCAAGCGTTTAATGAGTTATTGCCTTCTAGTGGTCCTGTTCGGGCGGTTGTTTTGGGCAAAGACACGCGAGAAAAGCAGGATCAGGCTCATCGTGTTAAGCAGTTTATGAATTACTACATTACGAATGTCATGGAGGATTACACTCCTGACATGGATCAGATGTTGTTTTATTTACCGTTAGCGGGAAGTACGTTTAAAAAGATTTATTACGATGAGACTATGGACCGTGCGATCAGCAAGTTTGTTCCTGCGGAGAATCTTGTAGTTCCTTACGACACTTCTGATTTAGACACTTGTCCTAATATTACGCAGGTTGTGCGTATGGATTTGAACGATTTGCGCAAGAAGCAGGTTTCTGGCGTATATCTTGACATAGACGTAATTCCTTCTCAGGAGGAGGTTACGGGTATTCGTGGTGAGCTTGACCGCATTGAGGGTTTTGAGCCGAATCAGGTTGATTATGACTGCACTTTGTTAGAGTGCCATGTTGATTTGGATCTTGAGGGTTACGAGGATGTTGGGGAAGATGGTGAGTTTACGGGTATTAAGATCCCTTACATTGTAACTATTTCTCAGGACAACGGCCAAATACTGTCGATCCGCCGCAACTATGCGGAAGATGACGAAAAGAAGAAGAAGATCAGTTATTTTGTACATTACAAGTTTCTGCCGGGGTTTGGGTTTTACGGGCTTGGTTTAATCCATACTATTGGCGGTTTGGCTCGTTCTGCTACTTCTTCGCTACGTCAGTTGATTGATGCGGGTACGTTGTCGAATCTCCCAGCGGGATTCAAGGCCCGCGGACTGCGGATCAGGGATGACGAGGACCCTTTACAGCCGGGTGAATTCAGGGATGTTGACGCTCCGGGGGGTGCTATTCGTGATAGTTTGATGCCTTTACCGTTCAAGGGACCGGATCAGACATTATTTAATTTGTTAGGTTTTGTTGTGGATGCTGGTCAGCGTTTTGCAACGATTACGAACATGCAGGTTGGCGACGGCGATCAGAGTGCTGCTGTTGGCACTACTATTGCTATGTTGGAGCAGGGTTCCCGTGTAATGAGCGCGGTACACAAGCGTCTTCATTATGCCATGCGTTTAGAGTTTAAGATACTTGCTCGTGTAATGTCGGAAAGTTTACCTCAAGAGTATCCTTATTCGGTTGCGGGCGACGATGCTTCTGTCATGGCGTCTGATTTTGATGGCCGTGTAGATGTTGTTCCTGTTTCCAATCCGAATGTCTTTAGTCAGGCCCAGCGTATTGCTTTGGCTCAGACTAAGCTACAGTTAGCTACACAGGCTCCTGAGATACACAACATGCACGAAGTTTACCGTGACATGTACGAGGCTTTAGGTGTGAACGATGTTGATAGATTGATGCAATCTTTACCGGACAGCGATCCGCGGCCTACGGATCCTGCTCAAGAGAACATCAATGTGTTAGACCAGATGCGTTTACATGCGTTTACTGGTCAGGATCATCAGTCTCACATTACGGCTCACTTGGTATTTGGTTCTAGTCCGATGGTTTCACAGATGCCTCCTGCTGCTTTGTCTTTACAGAAGCACATTTTGGAGCATGTCAAGATTCAGGCTGAAGAGCAGGCTATGTCTCAGATGCAGCAAGCTCAGGGTGGTGACGAGTCTCAGATGGAGATGCAGTATCAGGCTATGGTTGCTCAGTTGGTTGCGCAGGGTATGCAGCAGGTAAAAGAGTTGTCTGGACAATTATCTGGTCAGGGTCCGGATCCTTTGATACAACTGAAGGAGAAGGAACTGGAGATCAAGGCTCAGTCGGAGCAGGCGGATTCACAAGTGGATCAGGCGAAGTTGCAGCTTGACGCTCAGAATCAGCAGATGCGCGGTGAGCAGTTCCAGCAACGTCTTGCGAGTCAAGAGGCTCAGACGGACAAGCGGATTGATAGCGCAATGCAGCGCGAATTGTTAAAACAGAGAGGACAATAAAATGGCAGATATTACTAATTACAAAACCCTACAAGCCTATGTTGACGCTACTTTGGCGGAGGACGGCCGTTCCAAAAAGAAGAGTACTCCGATGGCTCGGAGTACTCCAAGTAGTCCAAGTACTCCGATGGCTGGGAGTAGTCCAAGTACTCCGGCTACTCCGATGGCTCGGAAGACTCGTAGTACTCCTTCAAAACCTCGCAAAAAGAAACAAACCTCGCAAAAAGGACCCAGATAATGGCAAAAGTAAGAGTAAACGGGGCCCCTGCGGGTCCATCACCGAAGGCGGTTCCTTATGCTCAGATTGATAAGCAGGGTCGTATTCCTTATGGCAAGACCGCGGAAGCTAAGATGACTCCCACTAATTCCTATGAAGCTCATTCTGGTATGAAGCGCGGCACGGTACGCGGCATGGGCGCTGCCATAAAGGGCGGCGGCTACTGGGAGTGTTAATTAAATGGAACTAAAATGATCCGTTTAATTGTAATCTTATTTTTGTTATTGGGGGGCGGGGCAAACGCTCAAGCGTCTGACACAGTGTATAGTGACAGCAATGTCACCTCCTCTGGTACTATGGACACCACGGTTCGCAGCCCCCCGCCTTCTGCAATCTCTCCGCAGATCAGCACGGGGACGGGCGACCTTTGCACGATTGGCGTATCTGGCGCAGTCCAAACCCAAATTCTTGGAATATCCGTAGGCAAGGTCTTTACGGAAGAGAACTGCCTTCGCTTAAAGAATGCTAAAACCATGTACGACATGGGCATGAAAGTGGCGGCTGTGTCTGTAATGTGCCAAGATTCAAACGTAAAACTTGCGATGAAAAACGCTGGAACTCCCTGCCCTATTAACGGATTGATAGGCGATGCTGCGACTATGGCTTGGGAGGAACAAGAACTTATCGAACCCGAAACATATGCGGATGATGGTGAGGGTGCTATAAAAGGTATGATTAAGAATGTTGATAAAGACACAAAGTTCGGTGTGGGCGCTGTTCTTGGCGCTCTTGGCCTCCTCCT